TTCGATGGTATTTAAAGACTCTCTATCAACATAGATAAAGAATCCACCGTAATCCAAAACTTCACCGGTTTCCTCGTCTATAGTCTGCTCCACCTTAAGTCCCATCTGCATGGCATGCTCCCAGTTCCACTTCATCTCAGTGGTGATAAAGACCGGAAGGATCCCGGCTCTCTGGGCAGATACTGCAGCCTCAAGCAATGCTGTAGTCTTTCCGGTATCGGAATGACCTCTCAGCATTACTATATGGCCCATCGGGATTCCAGGTATTGAGGTTATAGTCTGGAATGCGTTAGATAAAGGGATCCACTGCTGTGGTTTGAACTTAACGTTCGTTTTAAGCATTTTATTCTGCTTAAACTTCTCCAGGTCGAATCCCTTCTTGAGTTCGGCAGAGACGGCTTCCGTTAGCGATTTTCTTTGCTTGGCCATACTCTACTTAAAACGGTAAATCGTCGTCGTCAAATAATTTATCGAACTTGTCTGCTTTAGTCTCGGCTTTCTTACCTTGAGATTCTAAAGAGAATTTTTCGGCTGGCTTTTCCCAAGGAGTCTTTTCCTGGGTCTTAGGAGCGTCACTGTCAAAGTTAGATGCAGGCTCGGATGAGATAGCGCCTTCCTCCTCTTCAGGGGCAAGCCACTTCTGCAATACTGCCTTCATGTCATCAAACTCCATACGATCAAAAGACTTCAAAGGCTCAGGCTGCTCGTTTAGAAGCTTTTCCAATACTGCCTTATCTTCTGATAAAGGAGTCTGGGCAGTCTTAGCTCTGATGGTAGTCTTATTGAAGTTATTTCCTGTAACTTCCGGACCTACTGTAGTCAAAGTAAAATCACGGCCGGTCATAATATCGGTAAAGTCTCCGATATCCTCATCTTCGGCCATTGAAAGCATCTCCATGTAGATCTCCTTACCAAAGCCCCAAAGCTTAACTCCCTCTTCTTCTTCACCTCTAACGACTACAGGTACGAATACCCTCATCTTAGGATCCAATTTACGGGCCAGACGGTAATTATCCTTATCACCGGTAGAACGTAGCTGCTTGCCAAATTCTACAATCGGATCTTTTTCACCCCAGTTAGTTGGAGAGATGATAGGACGATCTCCGATTCCATAATGGAAGTAAATTTCTGAGAAAGGATTAGCCTTATCAAATTGAGAAGGTACTACCCTGATTACTTGCTTGCCTACTGACGGACGCCAGAAGATCATTTTTCGACCTCCACCGGAAGGTCGCTGGTTCTGCTGCTGGAGGTTATCCAGCTTCTTTTTAATAGCGTTTAAATCCATATAACTTTTTATTTATAACTAAAGATAATAACGGCTGCTTGAATAAGCAACTTATAGTTCAACTATTTTGTGAATTTTTGTTTTTAGGTGCTTTAGATCACCTTGCTGGGTGAGTAGGATGGTATTCCTGTAATGCTGCCAATTGATTCGATACTTGGTATCAACTACCCCGCCGTTCAATTCCTTGATTAACTCATTAAGGGCATTGATGGTATAAAGGGTATTGGTTTCTTTTTTCCGGTGAACCAGGATGGTGTCTTCCGGAATTGCATTTACTGATGGTCTATCTACATTATATGTACAAACGTACTCCCCGCTGTTCTTAATTTCTAGAACAAAGATCTTATTATAAAGTATGGTGTATTCCTGAGAGATTGCAAAGATGAAATCATCAATGCCTTTCTCTTCTACAAAAGTGCAAAAAAGTTTATTATTCACGTCCTCGGCGTTTATGCTGTCCTTATCATAAATATCACAAAGGCCGGGCTGAATCATAGTCTGTTCCATAGGTTAGTTTTACTCTTAATTTTTTCTCCTCAAATATTGCTAATATGCTCTTTAACGTTTCTTTATCCTCTTTTGAGAAATCAAAGAGAAATGCATCATACGTATAAAGAATCAATTCTGTTTTCTTATTATTAATAAGATAAAGTATATCCTTCAGAAGTTCAACGTTATTTGCAGTTTCTAGATTCTGAATCAAATAATTAAATAGTTTCTGAGGATTCATATTCTCTAGATCTTTTGCTTTAAAGACTTGCCCGGACTTAAATCCAGTAACTTTCCCGTCCTTCATAAATCCGCTCCAGATCTTGGAAATAAATTCCTTGGTTAACTTAAAGAATTCAAACTCCTTATACTGATCATAGATATTACCGTAGAGCTGCCTGAAGACTAGATTCTTAGCCTCTGATCGTTCCATCTCAAACTGCTCGGCAAAATCCTCATAGATATCCCCGGTCTTGGATTCATACCCGACTATCTGTGCAATCAAAGTCGGATGATAGGCCGTCAGGTCTATTTCAAGTAGAAAATCATTTCTAGGAATAAAAACCGAACGGCATCCGTTTTCCTTATTCAAGGCAGCAAAGTTGATGGTATTAAAGGCATTTGAAGGCCGGCCGGTGACCGTGTTGAGATTGTATTGACTGAACACCCATTCATTATACCGGTTTAGAAAGGGTCTCTCCAGGTTAAAGTATCTTTCAAAGGCACTATTAACTTTTAGACCGTTCCGTTCTATAAACCAGAATACATCTGAGAAATCCTGGTTATATTGATTGTATTCGTACTTTTCTATAATCGAACTATAAGCATTATAAAGTTCCTCACACTGCTCAAAATGCTTTACTATCGGGATGATAGAATTTAGATTCTCATCTGAGTAGAATTTCTGAGAGAAGTATTGATGGGTTTGGTTTTTCTTAACTTCTACCTGGTTTCCAATTCCTATATCAAGGACATTCTGTCCAAAGTAAAAATAGTTAAATGCTTTCTTATCCGGGGTATAAATTTTCTCTAGATTTGATAGCAGGTCCTTAACCTGTGAAGGATCAAACTTTAGGGCTTCCGGATGATAAAAATTGATAAAGTATCCCCGGTCCTGATTCTGATCTAGATTACGGACATAAAGTCCTAACGGGGAATAGATACCCGGATGAATTTCCGGATGTCTTTCTACCGGTACGGCAAAGATTTCTTTACCGATGTGGTATTTAAACTCTTCAAACTGCTCCTGGGTCTCAATTAGCCAAAACATAACCTTTACCTTAAGATAGGTAAGGTCCTAGGAAAGATCAACTTTCTCTGTAATACTTAAGGTAATCTTCCTGAAGATACTGATCTAGACTATAAAGCTGCTGTAATCTGATTTTTCTTAAAGTAACTCCCCGGTTGGTATTATAGACTGTTTCCCGGTCTCCGGTCAATACCCAGTTCAAAGTAAAGGTGTTATACTGCTGCCAATAATACCCGGGGTCCTGACTTAGCAGATTATCGTACTGATCTTTATCTAGTTCCAGGTATCTTAGTTCATTTGACTTTTTACAAAAGTATCTGATGAATTCACCGTTCTGGTAATCCTGCTCATCCGGGCGAGGGAATATTTCAACCGGTAGTAATTTGGATTTATAGTCCTGCTGGGTCAGCTGCCTTAACTGAGTATAAGAATCTACCATATTAGGCTGGTAAACCTGGTAGTTAAAATTAGGATTCCGCTGCTGTAATTCAGTCAGGGAGGTTGTAGGTCCGGTATTAGGAACATCTAGATTAAACGCCACACTGACCTGCTGGTACTCTGTTCCCGGGGGATCTTCCGCCGTCCCAATAGGGGTTAGTTCCTGACGGTTCCTGTCCTGGGGACCGGCTCCGGAGAAAAACTGCCCGGTTGCAATAGCATAATATGGACCGTTGTAAGGTTCACCGGTCTCTTTAATTATAAAGTCTCCTGGTTCTGCCTGTAGGCCTGTCTGTACGTAATGTTTAGGTAGGTATGGCATAATTAGAAGTTATCTGATCTGATTAAGAGTTTGTCTGAAGGTTTATCGCTTAATTTACGCTGTCCGGATTCAACAGGGTATTTAAAATTAAAGAAGTTTGTACCGTCTATAACTTCATCGATATACTTGTAAAGTTCCTGTTTGAATAACTCCCGGTGGTTTTTAGTAAGGCTGTTAACTAGTCCGGCGTAACGTCCCTGCCAAGGTACAAGCTGGCCTTTATTAGGTCCGGAAGAATATCTACCGGTTGCAAATCCATATGCCTGCTTTAATCTACCGCCTACTTCCTGACTGTTTTCATCAAAACCGTCTGTTGGAGTATCTAGTAAAGGCCTTCCGTTGTCGATAGTGTCTTGAAGTTCGGCAATCGTTTTAAGATTTTTTACCAGCTGAATGTAAGTATTTCTAGAGGCTTCACTTTGCTGCTTTTGAATATCTGCTGCAGATAATTCTGCCGGATTTGGGTAGATCTCCTTACTTGCACGGCTATCCTGATATACTTTATTTCCGATTCCAAAGACTTGCAGCTGGTAAGTTGTAGATGCCGGGGTTCCAGGAGGGTAGAGGTAGTTCATAATCTTTTTCATCGCCGCTCTACTTGCTTGATTGTCCTGAAGTCTATCTCCTTTTATTTTAAAGTCACTCTGAGTTGTTCCTGGTAGGATACATCCGTGGGTGTGTTTGTAGTTTGTTCCTACATGTACTAATACCCCGCTTCTATAAGGTACCGGCCCTAGTCTTAGTACATCACCTAAACCAGGGTTGTTGTTTGCTCTCGATTTTGAGAAGGTGTAAGTTCCTGGAGGTATACAGCTGATGCTGTTTTGATTGCCTTTCCAAGGTAATTCAACAGTACGTAGGTCAAATTTAACGTTCCCATTTTCATCCAGAACTTGAAGTATACCGGTGGTACTACCGGTTCCATCAGGACCGGAGCCTGGTGGTGAGAATGATTCATCCAG